TAAAACTGAGCCGTATTAAAATAATTATACCAGCTCTGAGAATATTTAGATATTTTATCTAAATCATCATTTGTAAGGGTAGGGTCAATCTTCATTAACTCTGCTATAGGAACAGTTTTTATTTCTCCCCAATAAAAACAATCTTTAAAGTGAGGGTCCTCTGTATAACTGTATACTACATTAGCTGGGTCTACGTAAGAAACCTTAACTCCTGAACCAGGAAGAAATTCATGTTTAGCTACAGACATTCCTGTAACCATAATATCATAATCTAACCGCTTACGAATATCCTCATAATGATTTTCAGCAAACATTGTGTCAATCGCTTCTTCTTCTGCAATCTCAATTGCAGGCTTGTAATTAAGATTCATGTAAAGAGACAACTCTTCATCACTAGCTGGCAGTTCATCTGGGTTCATAATAAATGGGTCAAACCCCGTGCCTTCCTGAATAACAGACAGAACATCCTTTGCCGCCATCTGCCCCTCAATCATCTCTTGGTATTTATTACGCTTAGACTGACTCAGTGCATCTTGAGCGTATGCCTTTACTTTAAATAGCCTGTCTGACATTCCATTCACAACCACATCCACAAACTTTGGAATAATTGGAACTGGTGTCCAGTCAAGATTTAAGTAAGACAAATCTCCGTCTACCGCTAATTCATTTTTATATTTTGCAATTGATTGTTCACCTCTTGCATATAGGCGTAGTCTGTTAAAGTCCCTCCACTGACTATAGTATCGACATCCATTAGAATCTTTACGAAACCATTCATATTGAATAGCTTGTCCTATTTGTAACCCAAACTCATCGGTCGCTTTCTCAGCATCAGATACAAACTGACTAGGGAATCCTACTGATGAAATGTTTATGTTTACCTCTTTCATCTAATTAATTCACTTAATGTTCCTTTGTTATTATATGTTGCAAAGTTAAGACTTATTTTTGACTCTTTTTTCTGCGGTAGATATACATGTTTTTGATTTGCCATAATGGCTAACCCTGAACTAATACTAGCATCAAACTTAGTTCTAGCGCTTATATCAAACCTAGCCCAATCTTCTAATGTTCTAGTAAAATACATGCTACCCATTTGGTCTCCAGCTCTGTACCCACCATCTAAATCTAAACCTACGTATTTTTCTATGTGTGACTCAATAGCGGCAGCATGAGACTGCTTAATATCCTCAGATGTATTTGGTATACCTCCGAGTTCTTTTTCCGTCTTCGATAGTTTAGTGTAATGCTTGTCAGGTCTATTCATACTAAACCCTCTATACCCTCTGTTTTTAAAGTGATACAACAGTCTTGGTTTGTTGTTCTCTACTAGTATAGGCATACCATAAAATACGCAAGCCATTAATACTTCTTCAAAAAATATCTCTGCTGTTTGTGGTCTAGCCACATATTCTAAGAAAAACTCATTGCTTGGAGCTTCTGCCATGCTGTATTTAGTTAAACCATGTAGCGCTCCGTTAGAACCTCCTCCTCCAACTGTTCCTGATATATCATACGAGTCACATCCAAATGCGCCAATATGCTCGTTGGATGGAAAAAACACACCATGCTTAGTATACTTAGCATTATTTAAACCTTTCTTAGGAGTCCAAGAAACTTTGAACCTACCCCTGGAATCTGGCGTCCATATAACTTCTGAGTCTTTGATTCCATCTTTCCAGTAAAACCTACCCCTTGTTACGTGATGCTCCATTATCAATGAATCATTGTAATCTATCTGCTGATATATCTTTGTCAAGTTAAAAAGTGATGACTTGCTTTCGTCTCTAAATGCGTGTGACTCGGTTCTAGGAAACTGTCTGTAAAATTCATTCAACGCATCTGCGTCCTTCTTTAATGACTCTACCTCTGCCTCCCAATAATCGATAGCTCCGTTTGTTATCCACTCATCATCTACTCCTCTAATTTTTTTCTCTGGCTTTCTAAATACAGGCATACCAAACCTGTCTATAAAACCTTCCATGTTCCACTCCATAGGAATAAATAGATTATACAGTCCTGATTTAGTCTGACCATTTGCATTACGAGTCTTTAAATCTGAATCCTCAAACAAACGTTTGAAGTTTTCCCCCCCTTTACTAAGCGCATTGGACGTAGACCCCATCATACACTTACCTATTATCTTACTACCCAGTCTTAAACAAGTCTTAGTTACACGCCAGTTGTTCTGAATATTATTTGGTTTAAGCCACTTACCTGATTCATCATGAACTAAAAGCAAAAGCTTCTCACCATCATACGAGTTATCATCCGTGTTCTTCCAGTCAATTGTAGTATCTAACCCTGTTAGCTCCTCATCCATTACCTCATGCATATTCTTTTTTGTAATCTTAGATGCTGGTACTCTAAAAGCTAGCTCTGTTTTAGGCTTATCCATCCCATCCTGTATAGGTTTAAAAAAGAATGGTAGTCTATTAGCAATAGGAACAACTTTATCTGTAAACATCTTCTTAGCATCCGAACCTGTCTTTGATAATATACCAACCCTTGAATCTTTAACAAGTGTACCAGTATTCACACACTCAGATGACCCCATAAAAGAAAACCCTGAACGTCTTATCTTTAGATAATCCATGCCAAAACACCTCTTATCTGCTTTACAAGCTTCCCAGTATATAAAAAAGATTCTATTAGCTTCTCTAAAATCTGGATAACCCACATCTATACTTGTCCACTGAAGATACATGTAGTGCGAACCTGTCATATAAGTAGGCTTTCCGTTATTATAAAACCAATAACCTAGCTCTCTTCTATCAAACTCAGCTTCTATATAATCAACCCATTTGTTTTTAAAACTAGGTGGTCTATCGTTCCACTGAAAAATTGATGTAATCCTAGATAAATCTTTGTGAAGCTCTTCTCTTTCCCAGTACTGCTCTTCTTTTTTATCAGAACGTTTAAACATCTCCTCTGGCTGTATTGGTAGACCAATAGCTAAACCGTTTATGTTTACTATTTCTCCTATTGTTCCGTCTTTAGAAATAACCACCAAGTCATACTTCTCGCTATACCCATATAGCCACGTCTTCGCCTTGTTCTTTTTATTAAAAACAGCTTTAGGAATATAATCCTTTATAACGTGATATAGTTTATTTTGACCTTCGTTCTGCAAATCCTTGTTTTGTATTTGTTTTATCTACCTGTCCTCCAGAGTTGATTACTTCTTCCTCTGAATCTATTTTATTTAGTATCTCAAACGCATCAAATATAGCAAGCTTCTTAGTTGCTGCTGCGTTCTTTAATCTATCTGCTGCCAGCTCATCGTCTGGGTCTGGCTTTATGATATCTTCTTTCGCTACCTTTATTAGTTGCTCTACAGCTCTACGCCCCGCATGTATGATTTCTTTTTTTAATTCTTCTGAGTTCATAATACCATGGTTATTTGGTGGTCATACATTCTATATAGCTTCTCATCATCTACCATAAACTCATACTCACTCTCTGGTTTAAAAGATATCTTATCTCCCTTGTTAACTCCTTTAGATAATAAGTATTTGTTTGGATACTTCATGTAACCAATCAAAGGTTCTTCTTGTCCTCGTTTCATTATAAACGATTCTTCTTTTGCTGCAGGCTTTACAAAACAATACCTGTCGTGACAATGCCACTGACCATCTTGCTTGTACATAAAAAACTGGTCGTTCTCTATAAAGAACAAGTTATCTTTAAAATAACTTTTACCACTCTGCCTTCTTCCCTTCATGTCATTATAAAACTTAAAAACATTGTGATGAACCAGAAGCGTATCGCCTACCTTTATCTCTCCAGTATATCCTAATGGGGTAGCCTCTACAATTCCTTCACGATTAGATGCTTTGTGATTCTCCTCTGATGTACTTGTGATGAGCTCTATACCACTTACACTTTTAGTATTGTTGTATCGCTTGTCATCTACTGGCTTTACGATAAAATAAAAAGGTGACCTCATTAAAAGTTTATATTATATTCGATTGATACTGGCATGTTGACGTTGAACTCCTTCCATAAAAGTATTTCATCTTTATGTTGAATCCAAATTTTAAAACCTTTAGATTCCTTATCGTACTGTATTAAGTGTATAATGTAATTCTTCCCTAATACCTCCTGTCCGACTATATAGTGCATAGCTCCTGATTTATAATCAGCACCTACTGAGACTTTTCTAATATCCATTTGATTAAATTTAATTAATACAAAGATATAAATTATTTATCTGCCTTGACCTCGGTATTTTTTTTGGTAATACTTAGAAGATTTTACTTTAGAAGATTTTGTTTTTGCGTGAACTCCTGGTCTACGAGTTTTTGGTTTCTCGTAGCGAAGAGCAGACATTGATTGAGCCATTTAATTAGATTTATTATTTAATTTTTCAAACGTTCTCATACCACCTAGTCCTAACATACCAATAAGAACGGTCATAAGATGCTCCATCTGTAGAGCAGGTGGCGCTGTTGCAGCTCCCATATACCATACCAGCATATCTCTTATAATAAAGTTATACGCAAGGGCTATCCCGCACACCCAGCCTATGAAGGGGCGCCATCCGGCCACAAAGATTGTTCTGTGCTTCGCCTCCATCTCATTGATAGCAGTTTGCATCTCAATAAGTTTTTGTGGGTCAATCTCTTTTCCTTTTATAAGTTGTCTGATTTCAAGACCTAGACCATCTACGCCTGAGTCACTAAATCCTAATAATTTTTTAAGTAGTTTAAGCATAGGTCCAAATTACGTTTTTTGTTTTAATAGGGTCAGCATCTACATGAATAAACGTATCTGCTACGCCTATTCTATTAAAGCCAACATTAAGTAAAGCTTCTAATATTACATACCTTGTACTGTTTGATGTTACATGTATGTCAGCTGCAAACCCTCTAAGGTGTGATGAGTTCTCTGAGCCTCCCACTTTTTTGTTGTGCTTTGGAGTTCTAAATCCTGAGTTAATTCTAAATGGTGTTCCTGCAGCTTCTCGTGCGCTGTCTAACATACGTAAAAAAGATTCATCCATATTGCTACCACTATCGATAGAATCAGGCGAGTCAAATTCTGAGTATGTAAAGTATTTCACTTTTTCTTTATTAGTTGATAAATTTTAATGATTGTATAAACTATAGTTGCCAGTAAAAGTAAACTTTGTAAAGCCTCATTAATTTGAG